CTAATACACGACTCCGTCTTGTGTCGCGCTACAGATATGGGCAGCCTGTCCACTGTAGTACGAGAGGTGTACATGAAACTATTCGCAGATAACGATTATCTGGGTTCATGGGCAGCACAAATCGGAGCCGAAGAACAACCGCCGATGATAGGAGACTTAGAACCCTCCGATGTCATTGAATCAACCTATTTTTTCTCTTAATGTCACGCAACATCATCAAAACAGACGAGCCTGTAGTCCTCGAAGGTTATCAGGCTGTACTCAAACCCTCTAAGTTTGGCTACTCACTCTCTTGCATTGTCGGACAAGAAATTATCGACCAACTGGAAGAGGATCGAGTAGACACAATCAAGTGGGCAGAATCTAAACTCAAGAACCCTAAGCGCAGTGTCTGTAAGCCTGAGCCTTGGGAAGAGGTAAGCGACGGTCAATATAAAATTAAATTTAGTTGGAAGGATGAGACCAAACCTGCTGTTGTCGATACAGAAGGTACTCATATCACCAATGAAAACACTCCGCTGTATTCTGGTAGTCAGGTAAAGGTAGCGTTCTACCAAAAGCCTTACATCCTCAAGGACGGTGTCACCTATGGCACTTCTCTGAAGCTTGTAGGTGCACAGATTGTATCCCTTAACAGTGATGCTGGAGTGGATACAGGAGACCTGTCCGCAGAAGATGTAACTGCACTGTTTGGTAAGACTAAAGGCTTCAAAGCAAGTGAGCCTAACGTCGAACCTCCTACAGAAGATACATCTGAAGACGACACAGATTTCTAATGGCTTTCCGATCTGGCCTTGAGGAAAAGGTCGCGGATCTAATGGTTGAGTTAGGAGTTAAGTATGAGTATGAATCTACTAAGATCCCTTACCGAATTATGCACAATTATACTCCTGATTTTATATTGCCGAATGGCGTATGTCTGGAGTGCAAAGGTTACTGGGATGCTGACGACAGACGTAAAATTAGAAATGTTGTGGAGCAGAATCCCGACCTCGACCTCCGAATGATATTCCAAAGTCCATTTAATACTATAAGTAAAAAATCTAATACTACTTACGCGAAATACTGCGAGAAACTCGGTATTCCGTGGACAAGTTTTACAAACATACCTATAGACTGGTTAATCTAAATTGAACACAATTGATTTGTTTGCCGGGTGCGGAGGATTCCGCCTTGGCATGGAGAGTGCTGGATTCAGTACGGTCTTCGCAAATGATATTGACCCAAGATCCAAACGAACATTTGAGGTCAATACACCTAACATTCCTTTTGAATGTAAGTCTCTTGTAGATGTACAACCTAGTGACTTACCTGAATTTGATTGTCTGACGGGAGGATTCCCATGTCAGCCATTCAGTGTCTCAGGTAAGCGTCTAGGTTTTCAAGATACAAGAGGAACACTATTTTTCAAGATCGCTGAGTTACTACATCACAAGCGACCTAGAACGTTCCTATTAGAGAATGTCAAACAACTCTACCATCACGATGAAGGAAGGACCTTCAAGACGATTCTACGTGTCTTACGTGAGGATTTAGGGTATGACGTTCACTATCAAGTATTGAATACACTTGATTATGGGTTACCTCAGAATAGAGAACGAGTATTCATTGTCGGATTCGATAAACCGACTGACTTTGTCTTTCCTGAACCTGTACGCTTGAGTATAAGTGTCCGTGATTTGTTGGAGACAAATGTTGACGAGAAGTATTACTATCGAGAAGGTCACAAACACTATAAAGCTATTGCTAATGGTGTTAAAGATCCAGACAAAGTATATCAATGGAGGTGGTCGTACATTCGAGAGAATAAAAAGAATGTAGCACCAACCTTTTTGGCTTCTTATATGCAACCGACACTGGTAAAAGTCAGTGACGGTATCCGTGGTCTTACACCACGAGAAGGACTGAGACTACAAGGGTTCCCTGATTCCTTTGAATTCCCTGAGGAGTTTTCCGATAGGGATAAGATGCATCAGATAGGTAACTCAGTGTCAGTACCTGTCATCAATCAAATTGCACAGAAAATACGTGGAGCACTTGTCCACTAGTGAATTCGTGATGCACATACCCTGCGATGAGTGCGGTTCATCTGATGGCAACAGCCTATATACAGATGGCCATACTCATTGCTTTGTTTGTCACCACCACACGGGAACAAATGGAGAACTAGAACACTCAAAAATAATGTCACAAACAGCACAACTAAAAGGCTCAGCGGTATCGCTGCAGAAACGAAAGTTGTCTGAAAAGACGTGTCAACAATACAAAATCTTCAAGGACGGAGTCACACTAAGATTTCACTACTTCACTGAGGACGGAATCCTTAAAGGTGCAAAGTTAAAAACTAAAGACAAGACGTTCACCTATGAGGGCGAAACACCTGGCACATTTTTCGGACAAAATTTATTTCCATCAACTGGAAAACGAGTTGTTATCACTGAAGGCGAACTGGATGCAGCGAGCTGTAGTCAAGCCATGCCGGGTTGGCCTATGGTTTCACTACCGAGCGGCGCAGCGGCAGCCAAAAAATCAGTGCAACGCAATCTTCAATGGCTACAGGGCTATGAAACGATTGTCTTGTTCTTCGATAACGACTCGGCAGGCCGTCAGGCAACGGAGGAGGCGTGCAGCGTCTTACCACCTGGCAAGTGCAAGATCGCATCGTTATCGGATGATTACAAAGATGCGTCAGACGCCCTCATTGCCAATGACTCTGAGGCGATTCGTCGCGCTATTTGGGATGCAAAACCTTACCGTCCAGATGGGATCGTTTCTGGACAAGACCTCTTTGACTTAGTAACTACACCATCACCACCATCAGATCATGATTACCCTTGGAAAGGACTCCAATCAAAGCTTCACGGGATCCGGTATGGAGAGCTTATTTCGCTCACTTCAGGATCTGGAATCGGAAAGTCGTCCGTCTGTAGGGCACTGGCAACTCATCTTCTACAAAAAGGAGAACGGGTTGGTTACTTGGCTCTTGAAGAATCAAACAGACGTACAGCTCTAGGGCTTATGTCCGACGCTGTAGGTAAATCATTACATCTAGGAGAGCATACGCATGAAGAACTTGAGGAAGCCTTTAAGTCCACAATGGCAGGCTGGAATCTTTATCTTTACGATGGCTTTGGTTCTTTCGATCCTGACGTACTTTATAACCGGATCGAATATCTAGCCCAAGGATTAGACGTAAAGGTTATCTTCCTTGACCACCTATCCATTCTATTGAGTGGACTAGATGGAGACGAACGTCGCATGATCGACGTAACTATGACTCGCTTGCGATCGCTTGTCGAGCGTACAGGAATTGCAATGTTCCTGGTATCACATTTGAAAAGAACATCTGGAGATCAGAATCATGAGGAGGGAGCAAGAGTTACTCTCGGTCAGTTGCGTGGCAGCGCAGCAATTGCACAACTCTCTGACGGCGTTATCGCCCTTGAGCGGGATCAGCAATCAGAGCGTGGATCTAGCAAAACGACTGTCAGAGTCCTTAAGAACAGATATTCGGGAGAAGTTGGCGTAGCTAGCACCCTGGAATATGACCTGTCCACTTGTAAATTTATAGAACATGAAAACCCGAGAGACTTCGATCCAACAACAGATTTTTAAAGCTGAACAAGAGGCTTATCTGAAGAAACCTAAGCCGCCTACACCTGACATGGTGGAGAAGGCACAGTTTGTTGACAAGACGTACGTTTGGAAGGGCAATTGAACCTAATTTTTGACATTGAAACTGACGGATTTGTAAATGGTTGCACCAAAGTCCACTGTATTGGTATCCATGATCTTGACGATGGTAAATCGTATGTCTTCAATGACGAGGGAGATCAAGAGCCGATTACAAGAGGAGTACAAATGCTGATGGATGCAGATAGCATCATCGGCCACAACATTATTAACTTTGACTGTGCTGTATTGCGTAAGTTGTATGCATGGTGGAAAGCACCATCACTACAGCTAGACACTTTACTGCTCAGTCGTTTATATCATCCAGACATACTTAATCTGGATCACAGAAAGAAGTGGAAGAACATGCCACTTCAGTTATATGGAAGACACAGCCTTGAATCATACGGTTACCGCTTAGGTGAGTACAAAGGCGAGTTCGGCAAGACTGCGGACTGGAAGGTGTGGAGCCAAGAACTACAGGACTATATGGTCCAAGACGTAAACGTAACCACCAAATTATGGAAGCATTTCCAGCCATACCTGAGTGGATCTCGTTAGAGCACCAGGTCGCACAAATACTACAAACACAGGAGGAACATGGATGGCGCTTTAATGAAAGAGCTGCATGGGAGCTTGCATCGTCTCTCCAAAAAGAGTTGGAAGAGACTGTTGAAGTACTACGAGACAGGCATCCTCAAGTCAAAGCATCGGAATTCACTCCTAAAAGAAATAACAAAACACAAGGCTACGTGGCTGGAGCACCATTCACAAAGCTAAAGGAGTTCAACCCTACAAGTAGGGA